CTGAATTGTTAAGAGAATCAATACTCTTCGGAGTTCCATTGTTGGCCACCAAAACTCTAAATGGTCTTGGATGAGAATTTTCAAAAAGAGATTGAACGGTTCCAAGCAATTGTTGATTGTTATTGTAGGTAACAATTAAAAAATCAATAAGAGGTTTTGTGTAAATATTAGATAACAAGCTGAGACTCCTTTTTTTCTTTAGAATAATCCCCATATTTTTTTCTTATCGATTCAACTGGGTTATGCTTTTCATATTCTTTCTCATCAATAAGATAAGTCCGTGATGCAAGATGACCAAGTTTCACTGATGTATCAACATATATTTTTGCACCCGCTTGATTCTTTGCGTTATAACAAAAAAGAATATCTTCTCCTGTTCCGCACGTTGACATGAAGTAGGGGGGAGACATCTTTCTAATCACGTCCGTTTTAATCAACACCGCACCAAATCCAGTTGCATCAATCTCAAACAATTTATCTTTGGGATAATTTTTAACTGTTATATTTTGAAAGTATTGTTTACCGTCTTCCAAACCCTTTAATTGCATAAATATAACAGGCCAATAAGGAGGTCTTCTCATAAAAGCCAAAGGAGCAACAATATCCACATTGTGTTTATAAAGTCTGTCCAATACATCTACAGGAATTGACATATCAGAATCAAACATGAAAACATAATCGTATCCGTCTCTTAAAGCACCTTCGCATATCTTCTCTCTAGCCAAAGGAGTAAAAACGCCTCCCACTGTTGCGAAGGCAACCGTATAAGGAAGGAATGGTTCACGCCTTCCAAGTTCCAACATGAATTCCATGTGCGTATCATAAGTTGCCCCAGGGATATCATTATCATAAGGAACAGCAATTAGAATCTTATGTTTATGACCGTTGTTATGCACGAATTGTATTTCTCCTCATCCAAATTAATTTTCTCAATATCCATATTGGAAATAAATCGTACCATCTCTTATATTTTTTGAATAATCTTTTTTCCATCCACAACCATTCAAAGAATGTTCCACTTCCAGCATACTTCATTTTATGACCTGTACAGGCACCTTGGCTGATGAGATCATCATCAACCAAGTGCCCGCAGGTTTCACATCGAAAGAACGGATGTTCTTTCATTCCAATCATTTTATGGCCCAACTCTCAACATTCCCTTAATATACGTTTGACCCTGAGACAATGTTAATGTCTGCATGGCAATCGCATAAGGAAGGTTAAGATAACTCAATGTTGAACCTCCAACGGAACTTAATCCTACACTTCCCACAACGAGATGAAGTCCATCTCCGGAAGTTATGGTGATTGACGTAATTTCATTTGAAACTTTTATCGAATCACGATATCCCCAGCTCTGAGCCCTTCCGAATCCGTTGATGGGAACAGTAGAGTCGGCAATACCCGCCCAATTTTTAAAACTAACAGCAGCGGGATAAAGAGCCCCAACACCATCAGCTGAATTTCCATCTACGGCATAGCAGACGGGATCATTGACCGTTATCGATCCGCTTCCGTCTACATTTTTGAACGTGACAAACACCTTTTCGGCATCCACACGATTTGCTAATTGAATTTCCATCGAATTTCTCCTTTGGGCTTCTTCCTAGGCCAATTTAATGGCAACCGGAGAACACCCCCAAAGCGGGTTTACCCCGCAATCATAATTTCCAAATAACCAGTACAAGTCGCATCTTCTCCAGGGTAGAATGTGAATACACCAGCAGCTTGAGCTACGCTGACTCCGGCAGATGCCTGAGTTGTAGGGTTATTTGTCTGACAGAATCTCCAACTTCGGATTCCTGTCATACCGCTTGTCCATGTATCTGTATCAGAGACTGTAGTGGAAGAGAATACGGCAGTAACCATATTCGCTCCACCCAAGTTTGTCCTCTGATATGAATCTGGAGTTTTAGCAGCCATACCCCACCTCCTTAAGCAGCGTTGCTGTTGGTTCTTCCGAGTTTACGTCGAACGGGAGAAGTCAATGCAGCAGCCAACAGAATCTGACCGATCTTCGCATCTTGGTTCGCAGGTTTCACAAACCCAGTGAAGATGAAATCAGTATCTGAGTTGACATAGAATTTAATCGCAGCAGAATGAAGAGCGTAGATAACACCAGAAGTGGCCTGAACGCTCCAAATCCAAGGAATTTCCTTGAACGCAAGTTTCATCAGTCCAATGTCGGCTTTGTTCGTCATATACCGATATTGAGAAACCAATGTCCCTTCGTATGCTTCATAGGAAGTCTGATCTGAAACAAGAACTTCAGGCATCCCCACAGGATTCCGCTTTGAGATCGTGTTACAGAGGTTCGTCAATTGAGTGCGACCCACTCCGGTTGCCCAGCTTCCTGCGGTAAGAGCAGAAGCCTGCCACCATGCGTTTGTCGTTCCGTTGATTTGACCTTCCGTACCAGAACCAAGAACAACAACAGGGAGACTGCGAAGATCATCATTTCCAGGAGCAGCCTTGAAAATATCGACTTCAAGTTGATCCTTTAGAGAATTCTCCGCTTCATCCCGTTTTTCTTGGAGAGCATCTTCGATTGCAGCATCTCCTTTTCCAGCGACTCTTTCCGTGAAACCGTCGATAGCAACAGTGTAGTAATACTGTTTCCACGGCCATTGGTCACGAGTCATGTTATCTTGCGGTTGGATATTCATTGATCCGTATCTGCTATAAGATCCACCCGAAGTGGATTTCCCGTAGCGAATACCGTGAGACAATGAAGCTCCTCCACGTTTCCGATCTTTTCCAGTGCTATACAGCCATCCAAGGGCTGAATTTTCATTAAAGATGTTATCTTTAATTCCAGGAATAAGATTTACCATAGCCAAGGTTAATGTTTCGTCAACAGCACCTGGGCCGTATGTCAATAATGTCGGTGCAGCCATAAATTTCCTCCTAAGTTATTTTCCCCCGTAGACTTGTCGTCTGCGAGCCATCTCCAAGGCTTCACGGGCGTTCTTAGGCTTTGTATCAGTCACGTTCAAATCTCCAGATATATTTGTAGGAGGAGTGCTGGAATTAAGGATCTTGGATTGAACTTTTCCAAGACCCGCTTTCCGTCCTTCCTCGAATATACTTTCTTTGACTTGCTTGGCCATTTTGTAGCCGAGTGCCAATTTTTCTTGAGGATTATTTCCTCCGGCCAATTCGATGCAGGCTCTGAGCAAAGAAAAAGGTTCCTTCTTTCCTTCTCCATGATCCAATTCACCGACGATAATCTCGTTTAGTGAATCAAAATCAGGATTAACCTTTTCTCCTTTCTCGTTGACCGCATCAGCGAAAGCATCGGTTATGTCTTTGAGTTTGGACATCTCAACTTCGCTTCGTACTTCTTCGAGTTTCGATTCCAATTCTTTATAGCGGGGATCACCTTCACTTGGTTTTTCCCCATTATTATGTTCGCTATATTTTTTGACATAATCATTCCACTGTTTTACGAATTCCTCTTGAGAAGATATTTGATCGTACTGTTCAGCCTTTTGCTTAAACGCCTCAGCAGCTTTGGAAGCTTCAGACTTCACTCTCTCCGAGAGTTTTCCAGTTTTATCTCTGTAATCACGAAGCATTGAATCATAAGCAGCTTTTGCTTCGGGAGGTAATTTTGTGGGATCTATTCCCTTGAATAAATCATTGTCAGAGGGTGACACCTCCGTCTCTTGTCCTCCGGCATTAACGGTTCCAGTATTTGCCGATGCAGGTTCCTGAACAGAATTGTCTGCAACAGCAACACTTGAATTGTCGTTGTTTAAATTGTCCATGTCATCTCCCTTTTTACAAAGATCGTGCTATGTTGGAACGATCTTTTTTCTTTTTAACTTTTGTCGCAAATTCTTCTGCTGTTTTCTCACTGACTTCGTGAGCAACTTTCGTTATTTTTCCAGAAGGATTTTTTACCTTTCCTCGTTTCATCGCCAATATCATTCCGAAAAATCGTCTTTGCTTTTCACTGGTCGCTGGCATAATAGCTCCTATAATATATATTACTTACAACCTTTCTTTTTCGGTTTCATGATTCTATCCTTTTTGCATTTTTAATTACTTTCAAATATTCTTGTCTGCGTTGATCGATCCCCATTTCCTTTAAAAACTTCAAAACCTTTTTAACTTCATGCCTTGAATCTAAATTTGCAACCTCTTTCGAATGACTCACAGGAGCCCCATGAACACGATCCCCCGCTTCCACCAGACCTTTTTCCTTGAGGTAAAAATACTTTTCTTTCTTCGAAGAAAAAACTCTCGGATTCCCCGTCTTCTCGTCATCGGCCAAATTTATTTCTGGTTTCCCATCCCAATAAACATCATAAACCGAACTGGAACCAAAATCTGCACAATAATTGCATATCTGAATTATTTCGTTGTCATCGAAATAAAACCTGATTCTGTTGGTTATTGATTTGCAAGTTTTACATTCCACCGGATTCTTTTACTGCAACCTCCATTTCCGCACGACCCATTGGGCCGAGGGCAGCTTCCTGACCTGTGATGACGGTATCGGCTTTTATCTTATCGGCTTGAGCTTGACGTTTGTCCGCATCGGCCATCGCTTTCTGATCTTGAACTTGAGCCTGTTGTGCTTTCCCTTGTTTTTCTTCCTCCATTCTCTTTTGTTCCACGAGGAACGCTTCCTTCAGTCCCTTAATGTCATAATCTTCGAGGATTTGGATGATGAGGGTTGCCATGAAGGGAGACACGCCTCCTGCGGGAACGGCAGAGGCGACCGTATTCAAAACAGTCTCAAGGATTTGGGTTCGGTTTTCTTTTGAAAGGGGAAGTGTTGATCCTGCTTTCACTTCCACGTCATATTCACCCTGGATATCCTCTGGGGTGAAGGTAATGGTCATGTTTTGTTCGTCGAGATTTCCGCTTTCTCTCAAGATATCCAAAACTTCGTCTGGAACCTGACCCGATATTTTAACGGTCTTTTCCAAGTCCATATTGGCTTTCAGATGGAACATCATGTGGCGAGAAATATTTTCGATATGCGTTTCAAGGCGATCAATTTTTCTGTTCTGACGACCTTGAAATCCGATCTCCATCTTCTGCAATTCTCCGACGGTGCGGGTTCCTGTTTTCGTAACACCGCCTCTCATGAATTCAGGCTGACCGTTGATATTTCTCTTGATGGCCTGCAATCGATCCATGAGAAGATAAAAATCCTGCGGGAGCTGACCGAAATCTGAGAATTTAAAACTTCCGTCCTCCATCGATGAATTTACAGTAATGACTGCTCCGTCGTCTCCACGCTCATATTTGTCCAGAGCGTTCTCGTCGATGCTTCCTCCTCGGACAAATAGTTGTCTGGCCCAGGACGCGGTGTGCTGAGTGGCACGACCGAGGATAACCATTTCCATCAGGATCTGATCTTCCCACGGAGCAATGGCTGACATGGGGCGGGAGCTTCCGGGACATACGAAATCCCAATACATCTGAAACGGAAATTCGTCGAGGTAATCAGGCCACGGCTTCGGAGGAGACAGATAGATATCTTTGAGTCCATCTGCGATTAGTAGAACTTGTCTTTTTTGTGCATCCCAAATTTCATAAATCACCTGAACTTTGATGTCGTCTTTGTAGGACGCACTCGTGTACGATTCTTTATTCACATCGGGATGAGGCGTTCCGCCGAGTCCTTTCGCTGCGGGATACCTACGCTTTACTTCTTCCAGAGGCATCACGATTCTCTGAGCCATCCAGAGGCAATCTTTGGGAGGCCGGCGGGCATTAATATTCCACACCACATCTTTCCAATCGAGACGCATCGAATAGAGATTTTCTTTCACGATTTTCAGTTGCTCGTTATCTCCCACGCTATCCACAGCCCATCCCACTTTGTGCCATCCGTAACCGATGAGGTCTTTGTCGATAATTTCAAATTCCAATTCTTCTTTGACTCCCAATTCCCGCCAGTAATAATTCAGTTGCACTTCCCACAGTTTCGCTCCTCTCACCGTTCCTGCTTTTGGGTTTACCGTGATGTAGGGGTCACGATTGAAGGTTGTGGCCACGTCGGATTGGACGTAGGAAAAAACTTCGTTGATCGGAGGAACAGGCACGGAACCTTTTCTCGTATGAAAAACGATTCCGTATTTGCCTTTGTACTCGTTGACAAATTTGTTGGCACCGGATCGTTCCGCCCAATCATCCAGTTCTTTTCGGGCAATCGTAACACGTTCCTGCCACAAGGAAACATCCTTGGCTTCTGACGCCGATTTTGATTTCGATTCTGAACTAAAAAGTTTTGAAATATAATTATCTGCCATAATCGAAGAACCCCTTGTAAAACGTATTGTGTTCCTGAGCTTTGTTCATCCACCAATCCCACGAATATTCCTGGATTTGCTGAGCTTGCCTTCCGATTCCAGGATTTAAAAATGGGAGCGTCATGGAGAGAGAATCCGCCACGTCAACCAGTTTCCCTCGTGGAAATTCTTCGAGCTGCTTTTCAAGTTCTTTCCCTTTCATCCACGCCGCATGAAAAACAGAACCATTTCGGTAAAAAGGCTCAAGACTTTTTATCCTCTGTTCCTTCGATCTCTCTGGCCCCGTTCTGATTTCGTCAATTGGAAAATATTCTTTTCTTTTTCTCATCTCATCTTCACACGCCAATTTCAACATTCTCTGAAATCCGTTCGTTTCCATACCGACGATATTCGGTTTCCACCGATTCCTCATCTCGAACACATTTTCCACAATTCTCGTCGGATTCCATTTCCCGTTCAGATAATCCAACACAAAAAGATTCCATTTCTCGTCCATCCCGCACACCACAATCGCCGTTTCATCAGCGGATTCTCCCTGGGAAATAGCCAAATCCACAGTCATCACCGTATGGAGACGATCCGGTTTCTGATTCCAGTATTTGAAAAGCTCAGGCTTGAATAATTGCAGCTCTCTTGACATCGGATTATTCTCATACTGACACGAAAACTCGTCAGGAGGCATCATGCTCCGAAGATACTCGATGTAATCAAGACAGGTGTCATCGGTGACGGAAATCCAAGACTTTTTCTCTTCATCAAACTTCTTCGCAAACTTGGTCGGCAACAAAAGACGCCCATCCTCCACAACTCGCCTCACCATCACATCCGTGTATTTTCTCTCCTTCTCCAAAACTTCACTGAACGTGTCGTCGTAAGACCAGCGAGTCCCCACATCCACCAACAATCCACCAGGCTCAAGCAAGTTCATCATCGAACGCCGAAACCGCTTCGCCTTGTCCCTCTGATCCCCAGTCTGCGAATTCTGCAATCCCATCAAATCGTCAAGGATGATTATGTCGTAATGCCCCGATGTCTGCTCCGCCTCAACCCCCGCCGTCCTGATCGTCGGCTCCTTGTACCCCTTCTCCCTCTGCATCACAATAATCTCGTCAGCGTTCCACCTCGCACTCACAAAATCACCAAAAAAATGCTTGATCTTGCTCCTCTCCAAATGCCACTTTATCTCGTCTAAAAACTTCCTCGCCATATCCCATACCTGGTTCGCTATCAAAATCCTCACGTTCGGATTAATCAAAATAGCCTGGATCGAATACCCTATCGTCACAATAGAACTCTTCAAATGGTTCCGAGGTAATAACAACGCCTTCCTCCGACTCCCCCTCCTCAACAAAGCCTCAACATCATCATGC